TAGCTATCCATTCTGCTATATCAAACATTATCATTGTTATTCTCCTCCGTAATAATATTATATTCACTTTGTCCTAATACCCATCTCAATGCTTTGACTTCACCTTTTACTTGATAATACTCACTATCATAACTTGAAGGAGCATCTATATGTGACACTACTTGTTCAAGTCTTAACAATCTTTCATATGCGTTTACAAGACCTTGTATTATTTCATCAACTGTTAGTTTTCTCATTGTTCTCCTCCTTGATTATATTGTTTCATCCAATCTGATAAATACATTATTGCTTTTTCTTTAGATAACTCAAAATGTTTTTGAAGATATACTCCAGCTCCAAACATATTAGTTTCACCAGATTCTCTTAATTGTTCAAGGTATAAATAAACTTCATCTCTCCAAAATTTTTCATTATCAATTTTCTTTCTTTTTTTTTCTTCATTCTTTTTAAAGTCAAATTCAAAATCGTCTGATTCTTGTTGTTCTAGACAACATTCACACATTCTTTCATCACTATCATACTGATGGTCTTCTACCTGTTGTTCACATTGACAGCAAGTCCAATATATACCCATTAGTTACTCCTATATTGTGAGATTAACGGGGGTGTTGGTATATCTACCGAAGCCAACCATAGGAAATCTCACTTGCCTTCCTTCAGTTAATATTTTTACACCCCCATAATCGTTGTTAACTTGATATTTTCTTTACATACTTGTTAGCATCTTCTTTGTCTCTTGCCCAAAATGTTACCCCATTATGAATAAACTTCTCATAATTATGTGCTATGTGGAAGGGGACAACTTTCTTCTTCTTAGCCATGCTTCTTCCCACCATTATGTTTACGCCCACCATTTCTTAAAGAATATCCCATTTTAGGTTTCCTATCTTCTGGCATAATCTTGAGCCTACCTGAAGGGAAAGTTATTACTGTGACTCTCCCCTCTGTGTAGACATCAAGAATACGGTCAGGGATGCTTGACCTTAGTTCCTTGATTGTTATCATCATTTCTCTCCTATAATGAATCTAACTTTAGTTCTTGAATTATAATTATAAACATACGACAGGACTTCTAGAAAAGACTCTCTGTCTGCACATTTCTTTACTTGTGTCGACATATACTCCATCTTAGCCATCATCTTAGAATGTTTATACTGCTTATGCTTAAACATTGTCCAAAATGCCTCAATGAATCTTGCATTACGAGCAAACTTAACATGATATGACATTTCATTAACAGCTTCTGCAAAATCATTTGCAAGTTTCCACGATGTAGTACACTTTAACTCACCATTCTTTAAGTTAGAAGATATATAAGTCCCTCGACTCCCACATAATATCATCATTGTCGCTGAAGGTGGAAACTGGTTCCTTGTCATGTAACCATTAAATGCTCTATACTCTTCAAATCCTCTTTCAGCATAATGATGTAAATAATCAGTTACTGTCCAAGAATTCTGAAGAGAAGCAGCTTTAGGTATATCATCAAGAGTCAATTCATCATTAACTAAGTAATATATCTTCTTATTTTCCAGTTTACATGATATAAACCTATGCTGTCCATCAACAACTGCATACTTTGTACCATCCATTCCATATCTAGTGGCACTTGCCTCTTTGCTATTGACATTTATAATATAAGATGAGGTTAAATTTTTCTTTGCTATTTGTTTCCGCATCCTCTCTATCTTGCGATAATCCACAGGCCTATTCTCTGATATAAGCTCAAATGAATTATAGTTCTTTGTTTCATACACTCTCATTTGTATTACCTCCGTTTACTTGTTTTGGTGAAATGTTGTACCAATATTTATAGCCACAATCATCATCATAAATACTTATCTCTTCTAGCTGTAAATTACCATGAATATGAATTTGCGCCAAATCTTCTTTAGATATGTGTTTCCAATATCCTATTCTTATGTACCTTGACTCTTGGCTAATGCTATATTTAAACACAACACTCTCATACCCATATATTTTTAGTAAAAGACCAACTTTATCTTCATCTTCTGACTTAACACTATTGTATAAACGAGGATAGTTAACATCTTCTGGAGTCTTTATCAATGTGTATTTACCATACTTTGTGCCATATTTATTTTTAATCAGCTCTGTCTTGATATTCATTCCATAATCATTCTTTAAAGTATGAATTATAGCAGCTAACCTAAAGCATCCATATCTCTCTAATGCATCAATAGGAGTTATAGACTGACCCGATTGAAGATGTGACATAATTTTACTCTTTTGTGTAACTCTTTCCATTATTTTTTCTCCTTATCTTTTAAATATTTATTGTATCTCTTAACAGTTTCATTAAAATAATCATTAAGATTAGAATCTTTATCTAATGCTCCACTTCTTTCATAAACACTAAGCAATCCTGAAATATATTGATTGCCCTCATCACCGTAAACAATAGCAAATGATGGAGTGCTATTACGATGGTCTTCCCAAATACCTAAATCAAGTTTAAAACCACGCTCAGTTACAAATTGACCTAGTGGAATACATCCCTTCATCCACATATCATGCTCTTTCCCATGATAAAATTCCATTACTCTTCTCCTTCTTCTTTATCCCAGTCAATCATTTCTCTAAGGCTATCAGCTTCTACTTGCAAACTGGCAATTTTAGCTTCCATATTGAACACAGCAGTATATATATTACCTTTGCCGTATTTAATAACTGCTTTCTCAACAGTATCAGTTTCATACTCTTTAAAATTATATTCTTTGGGATTCATTACTCTTCTCCTTTATTGTTAGAATGTTAATATAACAATCATTATCGAACATCCTATGATAAAGGCTGTGGTTGTTACTGCCATAACACTTATGATAAGAATCTTTTCAAATAAATCTTGTTTCATTGTATTCTCCTTTGTTTAGAAATTACTAATGCTCTTTCTTATAGTGTATTACACCATTTTTCAAAATCTTCTACTCTAGCAATGGATGTAGCAATTCGTTTTTCTACTTTTTCAAGTGTATATTTATGCTTTCCATATTCTTCCTGTTGACATTCCATAAACCAGTCTTCGTTCCAGTCATCAATTAGATTATGACACATAGACCTAATACTTAAGACTTTATTACCTAATTTGTGTATTGTAGCACCATTACCTTTTCTACTAGCAATAGAATAAGCAATATCTACTTTGTTTAATAATTCTTCAAATAGTTCTTTCATTATTATTGCTCCTTATTGATTATTTATTATTAAACTAAAAGAGATATGTCTATAGGCTCTTTGTGCCGACATGGGGCCGGGGAAAGAATTTATCACCTACAGTAAAGATGTGTACATCACCACCATACCTCTTTTATACTGCTTTTGGGGTTACGCCAGGAACGCAGTTGTACCTCGCTTTGCAAACTAAAGGGCACTGCACCAGATTACGGAGTCCGATATATCTTACATTGTAGTTGTGGATATATATTACAATGCCCTCTATTATTAGTTGTTGACCAAGTTAATATGAATTGTATTGTATTATTAGAATAAAAAGTTACTGCTAATTAAAATATAAATGATACCGATAGTAAGATATATTACTACATTGTCTAAGTATTCTTTGAATAGTTTCATTATACTGCCTTATAATAAGTGAAAAGAAAAAACAATCAGAGAGAGAGGGGGCCATCTTGGATTCACCCGACTGGCCCCACTCTCTTCTGTAATTAGAAGCCCTCTTCAGCTGCTAAGTCATCCATAGCTTGGTCAAGCTCAGAGTTCTCAAGGTTGCCTATTGTCTTTGGGTCGGCTAAATACCTGAAACCCGAACTAGAATGCTGAACTAAATGGAACTCTGAACCTTCATGCGTAATGGTTGAGTCAGAGACCTGTGCTTCGATAGGAACTATCTTCTTACCTTCATCGGTACTTACTGGTACTACTACTTGTATCTTTCTCATGATAGATACTCTCCTTTTATGGTTAACTAAAAAACGGATTTTCATAATCCGCCAGAAAGGTTTACGAGCTAAGTATATGTCTATTTCAAAATCCTACATTTTTTTCTTAAAAGAACTTGGTCAAATAAACCTTTTGTATAGCTTGACATATAGTTTAAATTCAAGGGTGGTAGGGCTAGGGTTTATTAAATAATAATGTGTAAAGTTTATGGCGAAAGAATTAAAAGAATTATCTAATCTCCCGGTTGAGCATCAAAGTCAGATACTTCAGGCTCTTTGTAAGAATTACCAAGCTATAGAAATAGATGATAAAGTGTTCTTAATCCCAGAAGAGGTAAACGATTTAATAGATAACTTAGTAATGCAATTAAGCGATTTATACGCATTAAGAGAGCGAGATAGAATTGGAACAGAGGAAAATTAAAAATATATCTCACTATGTCTATGATGACATAGATGAGTTTAAAGAGCATCATCCTAATGCAGTAGTCCATCCAGACTGGAAAATTGCTGATGAAGGTGATTGGGTATATAGTGATGATGATAGGATTATTCAGCTATTGAAAGTCGCAAAACAAGTAAACCATCATAATGACAGGAAAAATTACAAGTTTGCTAAAGGTTGGGTAAGGACTGTAGTGGGTAGTTTCATTAATAGACCTAATACTAAGATGGATACTGACTTTAGTGAGCATAGCAATAGGTACACTTTTAGCAAGACTATCAAAAACGCAAGTCAGAGAGTAACTGAAAGGACTAAAGTAACTAATAAAGAAAAACATTTCGCTACTAATGTTGTAGTTGGGATGGGAGCAGTAGAAGCTTACAAAAATGCATACAAAGAAATGTCAGACCAAAAAGCAAGTAAAAAAGCAACAATACTACTAAAACAGGAGAGAGTGATGAAAGAGATAGAAAAGTCTGTATTAGATGTAGCTAAAGAAATGGGAGTTGACCATAAGTACGTCTTAAACAAATTGAAGAATCTTGCTGATTATAGCGAAGATGACAATATCATTTTACAGTCTACAAAAGAACTAGGTAAGATTGTAGGTACATCAGGTGCTGTAATTAAGCAGAGAGAGACAGGTCTTCTTGGAGTATTTCAGGGATTTTCACAAGAAGAGCTAGAAGGAGCCTCAAGAGATAAACAATTAACCGAGGAAAAAATGGAGAAATCAAACCAATCAACGAAGAAAGTAAGAGAACTTAAAGATACTAATGAGGTTGAATAAGTGTCTATTAACGAACATCTCGATGAGGAGACTTTCACTACAGACAACGAAGGCAATATTATCAGTTGTCCTCACTGTGGAACTCGTCACTTAAGGAGGGATGGATGGAACTATTACAAAGACTCAAAGAAACAGATGTGGCTTTGTTATGGTTGCCATAGAAAAACATTAAAACCAAAAATACTACAACAAAGTCCGTTCACAAAAGAAACACCTGTGACCGAGGATTTGCCAGTTGAAGAAATTATTAAATTTAGAAATACACAGTATGACCAAAAGATTAAAGGAAGAGGAAGTAAAATACTACAAAACATCGATGTCAATATTGATGGCCCGATAGGTATTGCGCATTTTGGTGACCCTCACGTTGATGATGATGGAACAAATCTTGCACAGATTATGCATTACACGACAATCATTAATAAGACAGAAGGATTATTTGCAGGGAATCTTGGAGACATACAAAACAACTGGGTTGGTCGTCTTTCTCATTTGTATGGACAGCAATCGACTTCAGCTAAAGAGTCTTGGAGGCTATCCGAGTATTTTGTGAATAGCGTAGAATGGCTATATCTTATTGCAGGAAATCATGATGTATGGTCAGGAGATGGAGACCCATTGGATTTCTTAATGCGTGACCACAAAGGAGTATATGAGAAATGGGGAGCGAGAATGAATATCAGATTCCCAAATGGCAAGGAGGTAAGAATAAATGCTAGGCACACATTCAAGGGGAATTCTATATGGAATACTGCACACGGAGTTTCAAGGGCTATCCAAACTGGGTGGCGTGACCATTTGCTTACTTGTGGTCATACTCACGTATCTGGCTATCAAGTACTCAAAGACCCATCAACAGGATTAATAAGCCACGGACTGCAAGTGGCATCATTTAAGATTATTGATAATTATGCAGATAAATTAGGACTAGATGATAAGAATATTTTCAACTGTCCTGTAACTATAATCGACCCTCAATACGAGGATTACGATAATAGATTAATAACGGTTATATTCAATCCAGAAGTGGGAGCAGAATATCTAACATATCTTAGAAATAAATATCGTAAATTAAAAAATGGCAAAATTAGATAAATTCGTATATAATGCTAAGTTAGATAGAGTCGTAGATGGAGACACTTGCGATGCTTTGATAGATTTAGGATTTAATACTTTTGTAAAGAAGCGTATAAGGTTCATGGGTGTCGATACTTGGGAATCAAGAAAAAGGAATAAGGAAGAGAAAGTAAAGGGGCTAGAAGCTAAAGCATATACTAAAGATAAGTTAGAGCATTCAGA